TTGAACATATTGAGGAAAATAATATTTCAGTGGTATTTCCTGATAGTGTTTGTAAATAAATACCATTTAAATATACATTTATAGTACTATTGCCTTTTGCTACAAAATGCAAAATTGAATTTTTGCCTAAAACTTTAAGACTTTGGCTTCCTGAGTTAGTCAAATCTAGCCCATTATTATTTCTGACAAGAAACTGAAAACTCCCACTATAAAAACGCACAGTATTACTTGTTGCCTCCGCAACAGACCTATAATATGCCGCATTAGTTAAAACTCCACCATTCCAATTCACCACAGTAGCCACCGTCCATGCCTCATTCGCTGCAAAACTAATAGTAGGATGAGTCATATAACGGAAATCACCGTTGTTGTTTTTTAAACATAACTTTTCGTTTGGTGCTATATTACCTGAAATATAGGGTTGGAAGTTGGCTGTAGTTTGGGTAGCGTCGTTGGTTGTAACAAGTGAATATATCTTAGTCCAAAACCTGTTTGTGCCTGAATCACGGAACTTACCTCCTGATTCGCCTAACCAAGCAAATTTGATGGAGTCAAGCATACCATTAGACTTAGCCATCTGGATATATCGGTTAGTGACTGACCGGTCTTTAATTAAACCAGAATCAGCCAATACCCGCGCAACATAGTCGGTAAATTGTTTCAACAATGTCCCTTGTCGAATCACTGCATTTATGACTCCATCTTTAATTGCGTTGATCATGATTAAAGCCCGTTATGTTTGTATTCAACCGAACCGGTAGTAGCTCCATCTAATACAACACGAAAATAAATAGACGGGCCAAGATTAAACGTTTGAACAAATGCGGCATCATCGACTAAAGTACCTTGATAATCCGCATCGTTTACCTGGATTATATCCCAGTTCATTTTATCAAGAGATGTTTGAACTGAAAAGGTAGTATTACCAGATAAGTTTGTTGATAACATTTGAATTGTCATAAGACCTGATAACGGAACTACACCACCAAAAGTTCTTACTGCTGCTAAATTTATTGTCCCTGCTTTCATAATTATTTATTTTATGTGTTTAATTATTTCATATAATCCCCAAAATCTTTACTTGCGTTCGGATCGTCCAACGGCTCACCGTAATCACTTAAAAACGTATCGCTAATCCCGATCACTGGCTCATCCATCAACGGGTTATCAATCGGCTCTTTGCCTGTTGCCTTTCTTATTTCATTATACGAATATCCTGCAGCTTTCATCCATTGAACTCTAGTTTCCATTCCTTCCTGAAGTTCTTCAACTTCTGAATAGTCCCAGCCCCATTTTAGTCCCTGGTATTCCGGCACATCGTAAATGGTACAAGCGTTGAGAGTTTCGGCGATTGAATCAAGATTTGGCATAATGCAGTCCGTCCATGCTGATTTTCGGGCAGTAGCCATGTTGTTGTACGTTTTTTGGCCGTACCCCATTAGTTCAGGAGGAATTCCATACACGGCGCAAAGCGCAATAATACCTGAATTACTAGACTCGATAATTTCCATGTCAGCAATTCGCTGACCTAAATCAAGTTTCCCGAATTTATCTTTTAATACAAGGGGTAATTTTCGGTTGTTTTCTTTTGCCGCATTTTTGATCTTATTTACAATTTCGTCGCGTTGCGTATCGGTCATTCGGTTTTGCATCGCATCACCTGACGACTCTTTGTATAGGATATAAGGCGGCCCCTGGTTTTCGAATGCTTTAGTTTCGGTTATCTCTATCTGATTGAGCTTTGAAACTGTATTGGCAGCCGCCCGAAGTGGTGACATACCGTGTAATGTCCGTTCATCGTTCCAATTAGGGTTGAACATTTTGCCGTGATAAACCGATTCGACTGGCAATTCAATATTGTAATTACCTTCGATCTTATATCCTCTTACAGGGTCAAATATTGATCCCTCGATGATCTCAACGTCATTTGCCGGCAATAAATGAAGCTCAACAGTTCGGCCTTTATTTGTACCAGCATCCGGTGACAGTTTGTAAACAAACCACTCCCCAATTACCAACTTGTAAATCAGCATTTGAGTAATTGCATCATTCGTGGTGAGCGATTTGTTAAACCGGTCCCGAAATTTAAGCAAATCATGTTTTTCAATCACATTTCCGGCTGAATCTTTTAATACAAGTTTGGCCTGTTTTCGCATCGCATCAATTCGGCTGATGATCGAGTAAACGGTCGTATTGCCTGAATATCCTTGTTTTAAGTAGGCATCTGGATCATCTGGTATTTGATTGACTTGTCCTGAATGAATCCAATATTCGAATATTGCCCTGGTTAATGGATTCTTGTCTTTTGACCGGCTGAAAATATCAAATATTGCCATGTTGATAAATTTTTGACTAAATTACAAAATAAAATTCAAATTACAAATCATCCCAACTGACAGTAACATCTACCCCCGTTTCAAAATTCATTCTTTCGATGATTCCTGTTATCGCATCCGGCGCATCATCGTGCGTATTAGCTGAAAATTTGCGTTTGAATCCTGTTAAATGGTTATAAAAATCTGGCCAACGAACGTGCCAGTCATCGGGGAAAACAATTCTTTGCTTAACTGTCGCGGCTTGTGAAACTATCCGGCTCTCTTTGTTGTTCGACTGATGAAACCAATTGATTGAAACCTTGCCGTAAACCATATCTTGAATCTTCCGGGCAAATCCACGTCCCCCGTTATTTGATTCAATGTCGGCGTAATGAACTTTATTTTTCAACAACCCACCTGCGACCAACGGCTCAGTTACTTCCATCGGCTCGGATGTATAACGAACATCAACCACGTAGGCCAGCCCATCAGCGCAAACATCATAATCAATCGAGCAAAGATAATCGGTCCCGGTGTCTGCTGTATCTGTATAGTTTTTGCGAATAATGGCCGGAGGTAATACCTGGTAAGTTTTCCAATCTGAACCATACAACAGCCCTGCTGCGCTTGTCGGGTTTCCTTGGAATAAACATTCAAATTTAAGCGGGTCCATTGCCCGAGATTTTAACAGTTTTTCAATCCCGTGACGTTCCGGCCAAAGCGCCTCACCTTTTTGTCGCGGGTCTATTTCTGTCGGATCACCTGTTTTTATCGCTTCAAAATTGATCTTGTACCATTTATTCGGGTCTGGTGTCTCGACATCTGACCAGTTTTGAATAAGGACGACTTCTTCCGAAGACTCAATAAACCCGATCAAATCCTCATTGTTCCAGCGCGTGAAAACAATCAACTGCTGACTATCGTTATGTAGCCTGGTATCAGCAACTGAAATATACCAATCACGGACGTTTTCCCGAATTATCGGGCTGTTTGCCTCTTGCCAGTTCTTATAAAGGTCATCCATTATCAGTACGTCTACCGGATCACCAGTCAGACCACCTTCGTACCCTACGCATTTTAGCGAACCATCAGCCCCGACGATCTCCATTTCTTCAGCCGTATTGATGTAATTTGAATCACTCATTCCGGCCAAACGCGATTTAAAACAATCCTGGTATGTTCGTTCGGTCATCAGCTGTTTTGTCTTTCGGCCAAACTTCCGCGCTTTCGTGGCAGAGTAACAAACCGTTGCAATCTTTAATTCGGGATCGCGCCCGATCATAAATGCCGGAAGCTGTATTGATGAGTTTTGAGATTTACCGTGTTGTGGAGGTACTGATATTATCAGCTTCTTTATTTGACCTTTAGCAAACAGATCAAGTATTCGGTAGTAATTTTCGTGAAACCAGGTATTTTGAAACTTTTGGAAGGTGTATTTGGTAAATGATAAAAGATTCGCTTTTGCGGCTTCTTTTCGCTCAATTTCGATCAATCGTTCAAGTTCAAAAAGTTCAGCATCAGATAGCATCTAATTTTGATTTTAATTCAGCGATACGCGCGGCGCGTTGTTCGGGAGTGAGTTCGACAGGAACATTTAAATTAACATTTTCAGTTTCAACCTTATCCCTCATATCAGTTATATTTTTGGCTGTAAATATTGAAAATGTTGGATTATAGTAACCACGCATCGCCAAATCTATCAGCATATCCTTTTGTAATTCCTGACATTTTTTATATGCGGTGAAAAATTCTTCATGTTCATCACACCAATTTCTTAAAGTTCCGCGATGAGTACCTAAGTCTGCTGCGAACCTTTCAAAGGTTGGTAGCTTTGCGCATTCCTCAACTTCAACAGTGTTCACCTCTCCTGTCTTTTGATTTACTACATCCTTTGTTCGAATGACAGTATGTTCAATATCAAAGAAGTCAATCATTCTTTGACAATACTCAGGATCGTATTTTGAAGGTCTTCCGGCTACCATATCGCAAACTTACTTAAATAATTCAACATTATCAACTACCTCATTTTTCATTTCTGTTTTTGCTTCGATTTTAGGTTCGTTTTTTTCGGCCTCGACAAACTGTTTGAATGAGTTGTATTTTTTAGCTGCCTGATCCTGGGTATCGAAGTAACCTAAGTTTTTGTTTTTGCCCTTGTACCTAATTTGGGCCATAAACTTTCCAGTACGCTTATCATACGTTACACCCTTTACTCTAGTTTCATCGCGTTCCTTCCAGAGAATTTTACCTGATTCATGTCTGAGTACCCAAAGGCCTGATTCTTGTTTTAAAGTTGGTTGTTCCATTGTGTTTTTTTTGTAAAAATACAATAAAAAATTGAATATTTAAAATAAATCTTATAAAAAAAGGCTTTTTAATGCAATTAAATAATTTTTAAAAAAATTTACAACTTGAAATTATTTAATTTTTCCCTTAATTGGCGCGGCCTGTAGGCCAAATAAATACTTTAATTACGAAAAAAGTACACCCTTTATATATATGTATTACGTTTTACCCATTTTACCCTCTTTTTTATATTTTTTTACTTTTTTTTATTTTTATAGAAAAAATTAAAA